CGCCCTGTCTTAACGACTTCCTTCTTAGGTTTTTCTACAATACCTAAAACTTCATCTAAGTGGTCATCTACATTCATAGGCATTACATCCCTCATGTTGCTATATCCGTACCAGTTGTTGGATCATTCCATTTACCCTCTTCAAAAAATTCAAAAGTTTCTGAAAAACCATAATCGGAGTCAGCTGTTGTAGAAAGAGGTGCAGGAACAACTGTATAACGAGACTTGATTGTAGCATCTTGTACACCATCAGTACTTTTTTCGTTCATAATTCTTGCCCTACTATATGTTCTGTATGTATTATCACTATCTTCTTGTAATACAAAATATTGTTCACCATCCTCTAAAACAAGTCTACGGCCATCTTCTAGTAATGTAAAAATAACTTCATTTGTTCCATCTAATAGTATATAGTTTGTGGTATCTGGTGTACTATCTTCAAATATGATAAATTCTGCAAGTTCAATTTCTGTATCACCGCCCGGAATTCGGAAATTAACTTCAATTGTTTTAATGATTTCACCAGATGTAAGATTTGGATAGATAAACCCCTTGAGTACAAATGAAAGAGTCCAAGTAATAGTTCTTCTTGCTGATAAATCACCTTCATATTCATCTGCTACACTAGAAGAACTTAATGTAATAGGAACATCTGCCTTGATGTTCATATCGGGAATTGTATTGACGGTAACGGTAAACTCTGGTGTAAAATAAGGAAGTATCTGTTCTAAAATTTGTGTACCATCTTCAGCATTTTTAACAAGTATAAACAATTCAAAATCAAAATTATAAGGAACAGGATTATACATTGTAGTCATATTGGAAGTCGAAGCAGAAGTATTTGCTGCGACATTTCTACCAATCGTATTCAATTTTCTTGCTGTATCGTAAGAAACTCCTGTCATTGCAAACCCCATTCTTGGAGTTCTCGTAGCTACAACTTTTCTATCTGCAGTGGTATCTTGAACAGCAAGTAACCACTTTTGTTTGGGGCCATATGCAAGAGGAACTTTTAATTTTTCAACAACAGTACCACTTGAATTTTTCCTTTCAATATTAATATCATTGAAAAGAGTTCCAAACACTGCCACATATTTTCTTATGGTTGAATGATAAAAGGTAGATCCTAACATTAGTAGCCCGACCCTTCACTAAATGGATTACCTTCTGTAAAATCAAGTATAGAATCAGCCACAGTTTCAATCCCAACATTGTTTGCATATGCATCATTTGATATTACCTTATCATCAAAAGATGTTGTGGCATAAGATGCACCAGATTCAAAGAATAGTTTACCCTCAGTTGAAGAATTGGGGGTATTTGTTGTTTCATCTTCTAAAAGAAGTGTAGTGTCATCTTCTAATGCTATAGAATACGGATATTCATACATTTGATTATCTTCATCAAAAGTCCCAATAATATTTCCAATTGTAACAAGACTTGTACTAGAATTCCAATCAAAAACTTCTCCTTTAATTGCAGAATTTGCATATCCAGTAGAACCTTGATATACTTGCTCACCAACTGTAAATGTACCAGCTCCAGTACCAAGAGTGAATTTTATGGTATAGGATTCTTCTCTTTCTATCTTATCCAACTCCTCAATACCAGTATCAATTGCCTCATCTCCATACTCAAAGAGCTCACAAACTAAATCAAAAGTTTGTAGTCCACCCATTTGATAGAAAACATTCGTATCTTGCACGTGTTTAATCTCAAAAAGGGAGTCAGACAAAGGAAAGAAAATAAGGTCACCCTCTAGTGGTTCTTTATCTCTATGTCCTGTTTCAAAATTTAATTCTTGAAATCTTCTACGAGCAATTGTAAAAGTAATTTGATCTCTTACTTCTAGTCCAAAGTTACTTACAAATGTACCATCACCTTCAAATCCATCTATACTCTTAATATACACTTCTACCATACGAGCATCTTCAAACTTAGAAATACGATCCTCACCAAAGATAGAATCTGTATTAACTTCAGTTCTAGGCATGTAGTGAACATCAATACCGAAAGATTTGATAGACTCAATTACAATATTTTCAACTAATTTTTGATATGGTGTATCTGTTCCATAATGATTAAAGTAATGATTGGTTGCCATTTATATCCTCTAGCCTACATAGAAGTCATCAGGCAACTGATATTCGAGCTTTCCTTCAACTTCTAATTTTTCAATTTCTGTAATTGCGTCATCATATAATTGTCTCCCATTTAAAGTAACACCTCCGGGCAATTGAACTCCTTCAAATTTTATAAGATTCATACCCCATTGTTTTTTCATAAGAGCTGTACAATATTTTTTAAGGAACATATCACTATAAGCATCCGTATATGTTTCTGGATTCATTGACGCATAAGCTTCAATTACAACAAAGTCATCTATTGCAAGATCTGCACTCCAATCTATGTCAAGATAAATTCTATCTCTATGTCGATTAAATCTGAATCTTGGTAATCCAGAAAAAAGATTTTGAATGGTAGCAAGATATTGTTGAGTGAAAACATAGTTTTTCATATCACCAGCTGAACCCATCGTATAAAGATCATTCAGCGCGTACTGATAGTTGACTGAAAACATATTTGTACTACCACTTAAATTATCGGTAAGTGGTATAATTCCAGTAATACCAATATAACTCTCATCTAAAGAAAGATAATGATTATCTATATCACCAATAGTTTGAGCTGTACTAGCATGAACAGTTGCTGTTGCACCACTTGTTGCTCCAGTAATGGTTTCTCCAGCAGTCCATGTTGTTGTGGTATCTGTATAATAGGTATTTCCATCTCCAATCGCGTCAGCATTAGAATTATTTTTTGTGGTTGGTTTTGAATACCTTATCGTAGTATTTGCACTGTGGTATTGATGAAATGTAGCCTTAATACCACTAGATCCCCCCTCAATGGTTTCTCCGCTAGAAAAAGTTCCAGACTGTGAAGAAACGATTTGAGTTGAAGCAGTAATTTGTTTCTTTACAAATTCTGGATGTGTACCATCAAAATGATATTCTTGCCAGTAAGTTACTGCATCATCAATAGTGTCTTCAATTTGGTCATCATCAAGATTCAGTTCAACAACTGGATGTCCCAATTTTCTTTTACAATAATCTTTAAATGTAGTTCTAGATGTAGGTGCTGTCATTTGTTAAATCCTTATTTTGTAGACTCTGGTGATACGGTTATAATTCCTTGACAAACCCTCTCTACAGTAGTTTCATCTGATTGAGTATATTCAACATCATATACATACTGATCAACAGCAACGTTTGCAGTATTTGTTGCAGTCATAGAAATTGTAACATTTGATCCAGCAACGGATGTAGAAAAAGAATATATATTGTTTCCAGAATATGTAGATTGTCGCATCTTAGCAGCACAAGTACCAGTAGAAATTGTGACATTTCCTCCTGCAGAGTTTTGTGCGTAGATTACTTTTTCAAAGGTAGCTCCTTGATCCATTACAAAATTTATGGTTCGTTTACTTAAAGTCAGTGCCATTTATTCCTTACGCTGTATCTAATGGGTAGTTATTTGCCCAGTATGAATTGTCTGCCTGAGTTTGAAAATAATCTTCGTCATCCATTGATGCTGTAGCCTTCAAATAATTGCTATCTGCAGCACCAGATGTTATATTAGGATACGGATCTTTTTTATTTTCAGAAGTATCTTCAAGTCTATCTGGATGATGACTTGGACTCCATATCCATGTGTTCGTAGCATCCTTATTACGCAATGTTGCCCACCCAAGCGGATCCATAGCAAATCCATTTATTCTATTTACATTTCCCTGTATGTCATTCCATCCTAATGCTTGATTCGTTACCCATGTACCTGCCCAATTTCCTTCAAATACATATGCATTCTGAGCAGCATCACAAAATGCACCAAATCGTGTATCTGCTTCCCTGTCTCCCTCGTATCCTACTCCTTGAATAAATCCTAAGTAATCATCTCGGTTAGTCATTTGTATGTGGTGCCAATCTATTTCGTGTACTTTACCTGTCCTCAGATTTGTTTGGTAGAACTTAAAGGAGTCTTTAATATTTTGTACTAGTTCCGCCTCAGTTTCAGATAGTGTACTGGTTTTGT